TCACGATTTGTTCAACAGCAAATCGACGACCCAGCAGCCGCGCACGTGCTCGCCGGGCTGGCGGCAGTGATTCAGAATGTCGGCATTATCGCAGCCGGCTTCTTCGAGGGCGTCGGCTAGGATGGGAAGGCGGTCGAAGCCGCGGTCTTCGTAGATCGCATGTGTGAGTTTGGGGATAGTGCTGTCATTCCAGGAGAGCCAGCAAGAATCGACCGCAGGTTGTGGGCGGAAGGGGTTGCTAAAGATTTCACGGAGCAATGTCGCCTGTGCCGCTTCTTCGGGAGAACAGGCTGCACGTCCTGCCGACTTCCCGCCATCCCGTTCCGCCAATGCTGCGACAGTATTAACGGAACATACAGGTGCGTTCTTCGCTGCGAAGGCTGCTGGACGTTCACGGATAGATGGATCCCAGTCGGCTTGGAGGGCTGAGTGCCAGGTCAAATAAAGGGCAGTCGTTTGCAAATAGAAAGCCACCGGCTCACTCTCGTAGTGGCCGTCGTTATCACACTTCCTGTAGACATCAGCCAGATCCGCCTCAGTCGTCAACCCGTCGGCGTATCGTTCGACCACCTCGACCGCTTCCTGCAAGCGGAGGTCCGCAACAAGAGCGAGCAAGCGACGGCAGCAAGCCGCGGCGACCAGTCGAAGCTTGCGGTCACTCGCTTTGTCGCCTAGGAATACGAGCATGTCATGCGTATCTGTGCAAGTTAACCATTCCTGCTCTGTCATGCTGCTCTCTCGCGAATATTCCGAAAAATCGCGGAATCTGCTCTCTTAACAATGCCCCTCGCGAGGGTAGGATCGAATCTGTGGACCTGCAACAGATGTTCGCCCTGGCCCTCGACCCCTCCCTCATTCTTGAGGCCCGCGGCATCATCCCCGACCCCTGGCAGCGAGCGTTGCTCTTGTCCGCCGAGCGCCAAATTTTACTCAATTGCAGTCGCCAAAGCGGCAAAAGCACCGCCGTCAGCGCCCTGGCGCTGCACACGGCCCTGTTCACGGCCGGCGCGCTGGTGCTGCTGTTGTCGCCGTCGCAGCGGCAGAGCAGCGAGATTTTCCGCAAAGTGCTCGATGCCTACAAGGCGCTGGGCAAACCGCTGCCGGCGCGGCAGCAAACGCAGCTGCGGCTGGAACTGGCCAACGGCTCGCGCGTCCTCTGTCTGCCCGGACGCGAGGGAACGATCCGTTCGTTCGGCGGCGTCAATCTGCTGGTGCTCGACGAGGCCGCCCGCATCCCCGACGATCTGTATCGCAGCGTGCGGCCGATGCTCGCCGTGTCGCAGGGACGGCTCGTCGCCCTCAGCACGCCGTTCGGTCAGCGCGGCTGGTTCTGGCAGGAGTGGGAGAGCGACGGGCCGTGGAAGAAGGTCCGCATCACCTGGCGCGATTGTCCGCGCATCACGCCGCAATTCATCGCCGAGGAAACCCGCGCGATGGGCCTGTCGTGGGTGCAGCAAGAATACGAATGTCTTTTCACCGCGCTCGAAGGTCTCGTTTATCCCGATTTCGAGCAGGCGCTGGTGGGCGATTGGCCAACCGACCGGCGGGACGCCGGTCCCACCGGCCGGCAAGTCGGCGGCATCGACTTCGGTTGGCGCAATCCGTTCGCGGCATTGTGGGGAGTGCTCGACCACGACGACGTGCTGTGGATCGCCGGCGAACGCTATCGGCGCGAGACGCCGCCGCACGAGCACGCCGCCGCCCTGCGCGAACTCGGGGAAGTGACGTGGTACGCCGATCCCGCTGGCCGCACCGAGATCGAGGAATTGCGCGCGAGCGGCCTGGTCGTGCGGCGCGGCGACAACGACATTCGGCCCGGCATCGCCGCCGTCGCGGCGCGGCTGCGCACCGGCCGTCTCAAGGTGCGGCGCAACGCTTGCCCCAATCTGCTCACCGAAGCAAGTCTGTATCGCTATCCCTCCGCCGCCGAGCGCGCTCTGCGCGGCGAAAACCCGGTGGACGAACACAATCACGCCCTCGGCGCTCTGCGCTATCTGATCTCGCGGCTGGATGCCCGCTTTATTGCGCGCTTGCGGAAGCGACCGACCGGTGGGACCGGCGTCTCGCCGGTCGAGGGTTCGGACCGGCGAGACGCCGGTCCCACCGGGATTGATTCCGAACACCTGTGGACGAGGCTGTCATGATGCGTGCTCTCCTCGCCAAAACGCTGCTGCGGCTCGCTGGTTGGTTGCGGCCCAAGGGCATGCCCTACGCGCTGGCCGGCTCGCAGTGGTCGGGCACCAGCTTCGTCGATAGCTATCGGCGCAATCGCCAGCCGACGCCCAACGAGATCCTCGCGGAGCTGAAAAACACCGCCTGGACCTGTGCCAGCATCAACGCCGCGACGTGCGCCAATTATCCACCGCGCCTGTACGTCATTACCGAGCACAACCAGCCGCGGCCGAAGTGCCTGACCAAAGCCCTGTCGCCGCGCGCCGAGCGCCGCCTGCGTTCGCTGCCGCGCCTGCACGCCCGCACCAAGAGCGCCGCCCGCATCGAGGAAGTCACCGACCATCCGCTGCTGACGCTGCTTCAGCACGCCAATCCCATTCACAATGCGTTCGATCTCTGGGAGTTGACCACGCTCTATCAGGAGGTCCACGGCAGCGCCTTCTGGTTTCTCGATCTCGATCCGGTGCTGAACGTACCGCGGGCCGTGTGGATTTTGCCGTCGCAGAACGTCACGCCGCGCCGCGATCCCAACAGCACGAACCTCGTCGATTACTACCTCTACCGCAATGGCCGAAGTGAGGAACGGTTCGCCCCGGAGCAGGTGATTCACTTCGCCTACCCCGATCCGCGCGATCCGTACACGAGCGGCCTGTCGCCGTTGCGGGCTTGTTTCGAGCAGGTTGCGTTAACAAGCGACTATGCCGCGTTCAAAAAGGCGAAATTCGAGAACCACGCCGTACCCGACGCGATCATTTCGCCCGATGAGGTGATGGGCGAGGAGGAGCGCGACCGCCTCGAAACCCAGTGGAACCATCGTTTCCGTCGCGGCGGCAGCGGCAAGGTGGTTGTGGCCGAATCGTCGCTGAAGGTGTCGCTGCTCAATCAGTCGATGGGCGACCTCGCCGCCCTGGCCGACATGGCCGCCACCAAGAACGACATCGCCAACGCCTTCCACGTTCCCATCGCGTTTCTGACCACGCAGACGAACCTGGCGAATTTGCAGGCATCGCAGAGTCAGCACATGAGCCTGGCCATCGGCCCGCGCCTCGAACGCCGCGATGAAAAGCTCAACGCCCAGCTCGTGCCGCTGTACGATCCGACCGGCCGGCTTTTCCTGGCCAGCGAAGATCCGGTACCGGTCGATCAGAACTTGCTGGTGCAGCAGCAAATCGCCGACCTGAAATACGGCGTGGTGTCGATCAACGAGATTCGTAGCGAGCGCGGTTTGCCGCCGGCACCGTGGGGCGATGTGCCGTGGCTGCCGCTGCAATGGGAACGCACCGACATGCCGCGCCAGGACGAGATGCCGCGCACCGGACGCAATCGCCCGCCGGAAGAGGATACACCCGTCGATGAAGAAAATCCGAAATCCGAAATCCGAAATCCGAAAGAAATCCAAAATCCCAATGACGAAGGATAGAAATAATTCGGCGTCTTGTTTTGACCTTTCTTCTTGGAATTTGAGATTTCTTTCGGATTTCGTGCTTCGGATTTCGGATTTGGAGGTTTCCCGAACATGCTCGACTTCCTCACGACCCATTACGGCCCGGTCGAAGGCCCGCTCGGATTTCCCATGTCCGATCGCGCCGCCCAGGCGCTCGATGCGCTGCTCAAATCACTGCCGCGCACGCCGGAGCACGAGTATCGTCATATGGTCACGACCAAGGCGCCGACCGAGGTCAACCCCGGCGAACGCAGCGATGTCAGCTGGATCAGCACTGAAAGCCCCGACCGCACCCGCGAGGTCGTTGTCGCCAAGGGCATGAACGATTCGCAGTTTCAGGGCAATCCCATCGTCACGCTGGGCCATGCGTATTATCTGCCCCCGGTGGGCAAATCGCTGTGGCGCAAGCGCGTCCGCGACGGCGAGCGCGTCGGCATCAAGGCCAAGACGGTCTATCCCGCCCGCCCGGAGACGTGGCCGGCGCAAGAGCCGTGGCCCTCGGACCAGGTGTTCGCGCTCATTCAGGCGGGGCTGCTGCAAGGCAAGTCCATCGGCTTTTTGCCGATCAAGGTCCACGTCCCCGACGGCAAGGAAGTGCAGAAAAACGGCTGGGGCGACAGCGTCGGCCTGGTCATCGACGAATGGCTGCTGCTCGAATACGCCTGCGTCTTCCTGCCGGCCAACCAGGACGCTCTCGTCGAAAGCGTCGCCAAGGGCGGCCTGCTGCTGGGCGACGACGTGCTGCACGCGCTGGGGCTGAACAAGCAAGTTTTCGGCGACGGCGACGGCGGCCCGCACGAGCGTATCCTCGCGTTCACGTCGTTGGACGAGATCGAACGCGCCGTCCTTGGACGGATCGCCGCCATCGACTTCGAGGCACTCGCCGAAAAAGCGATAAAAGATACCTTCTATAAATCAATTGGTCGCGTGTAAGATAGAGTTCCTGCCTCATCGAAGCCGTCCGGGCGAGCCGGCGGAGGACGACGCCAAGCGTTCAGCCGGCCCCACCTCCGAGACGGACGGATGACTTCGCGGTCTTTCCCTCCATCCGTCAACCTCCGAGAGCAACTCCCATGTTCGTCGAATTGCTGAAAGACTTCCTCGGCAAGAAGGCCGGCGAGCGCATCCACGTCGGCGAGGCCGAGGGCCGGCAGCTTCTCAGCGCCGGCGTCGCCAAGGCCGTCAGCGACGATCCCATCGCGCCGCTTGTCACCAAGGCGATGGAGAGCGCCCTGTCCGGCTTCAACCGTGGACTGGATGCCATCGTCACCGAGACGCTGAAACAGTTCAGTCAGGCCCAAAGCCTGGCCCGCAAGCACGCCATGCCCGCCCTCTTCGGACCCGGCGGCAGCGGCGACCCGCGCAAAAGTTTCGGCGATTTGCTCTTGGCCTGCGCCCGCAACGACGCCCGCTACCTGGAGAAACATTACGGCAGCTCATTCGTCGCCTGGCAGACGAAGGCCGCCCTGGCCGAGTCGTCCGGCGTAACCGGCGGCTACACCGTGCCGCCGGAGTTGTTCGAGCAGCTAATGGCCATCGTGTCCGAGATGGCGTTCATTCGCCCGCGCGCCTTCGTCATTCCGATGGCCGGGGCCAGTTTGCAAATCCCCTTTCTCGACATCACCACCGCCCAGAGCGCCGGCGTGTCGCCGTTCTTCGGCGGCCTGCAAATGTACTGGACGGCCGAGGCCCAGACGCGCACCGAGACGGAACCGCAGTTCAAGCAGATGGAACTGAAAGCCTGGGAGCTTTCGGGATACAGCGTCAGTTCCAACGTGCTGCTGCAAGACAGCATCATCGGGCTGGAAAAGTTCCTGATAACGCTGTTCGCCAAGTCGATCGCCTGGTTCGAGGAGTACGCCTTCTTGCAGGGCAACGGCGCCGGCAAGCCGCAAGGAATGCTCACGGCCGGGGCGACGCTGCTGAAGAACCGCGACAACGGCAATCAAGTCAGTTTCAACGACGTGGCGACCATGTGGTCGAAGCTGCTGCCGTCGTCGTGGAGCAACGCCATCTGGGTGTTCTCGCCCAGCGTGGTGCCGCAGCTGTTGCAGCTCAAGGACGGCGCCAACCGCGCCATCTTCATCAGCATCGACCAGGGAGCGACGAAAGCGCCGGTGTGGTCGTTGCTGGGCCGTCCTGCCTACCCCAGCGAGAAATTGCCGGCGCTGGGGACCAAGGGCGACCTGATGCTCGTCGATCCGTCGCTGTACGTCATCGGCGACCGCATGCAGATCGAGATCGCCGCCTCCGAGCATGTGAATTTCTTGAAAAATCAGATGACGTGGCGCGTGGTCGAACGAGTGGATGGGCAGCCGTGGGTCGAGCGCCCGATAACTCTCCAGGATGGGGCCACGCAAGTTTCCCCTTTCGTCGCGCTGAACTGAGCGATTTCCGCCCCCTCACCCCTAACCCTTCTCCCCGCTTCGGGGGAGAGGGGAACAAACGCCAGCCCCCTGAAATTGTGAACGAGGAGTTCCCATGTATACCGAGCAACTGACGCAGCGGCTGGGCATCGCGGCCCCGGTTGCGCCGCAGACCCTGGCATCGACCACCACCGTCAACAGCGGCAAGGTGGACCTATCCGTCTTCCGCCGCGCACTGTTCTTCTTCGAGACGGGCACCTTCGGCGGCACCAGTCCGACGCTGTCGGCCTTGCTGCAAATCCAGGACAGCCCCGACGGCGTCACCTGGACCAACAACGCCACCGTGCCCAGCGCCACCGTCACGGCGGCGAGCAAACAGGCGACGCTGGAAATTCGGGCCGATCAGCTCAACCTCGGTGCTCGCTACGTCCGCCTGCAAGCCGTTTGCACCATCGGCGGCACCAGCCCGACCATCCCCGTCGCCATCGTCGGCTTCGGCGACGAAGCGGCTCACAAGCCCGGCAGCGCGCAGAACGATGCCAGCGTCGTCAGCCAAACCGCCGTCTAACTAACCCCTGTCTCACCAGCCCGCAGCGCCAGCAAGGGACAACCCTTGCTGGCGCTGCGGGCTGGCAAAAACGAGGCGATCATGACTTTCTCTCCGTCCGGCGCCTTCAACTACACGCACCTGAACGCCAACGGCACGACGACGATCAAGAGCGGGCCGGGCATGTTGCACACCTTGACGATCAACATCAAAGGGGCGACGGGCAACACCATCACGCTTTACGACAACACTAGTGCTTCCGGGACGGTGATCGCCGTGGTGGACCCGACGCAAAACCTCATCACGCTTGATTTCGATGTGGCCTTCGTCAATGGCTTGACCGTGGTCCTCGCCACGGGCACGGCCGCCGACATCACGCTTAGCTGGTTGTGAGAATGAACCCCCTCCCCGCCGCAACCCTGCGGAACAATCGCGGCACCTGGCTCGTGCCGGTCTGCGACCTGCCGGCCGTGGCCGCGGTCCTGCTCGACGCCCTGCCGGCCGAGCCGTTCGATGCCGGCTTCCGGGGGCAAGAGTTGGAGACGACCTATTTCGATACGGCCGCGCTGCGATTGCGCAAGGCGCGACGGCGAGGCGAACGATACCTGACGTTGCGACTGCGCTGCTACCACACGGCGAACGAGCCGGCCGCCTACGCCGTGTCGGCCAAGACGGAAAACGAGAAATGGCGGCAAGAAGTTCCGGCCGCGACGGCGGAACTGCTCCGGCAAACGCCGAGCGTGGCTGTCTGGCGAGCCATCCTGCCCGGACATTTACAAGTGCGCCTCGCCGGACTGATCGGCGAGGGCGCGCTGCTGCCGGTGGCGGGCGTCCTGGCCCATCGCTACGCCGTGGAGAACGAACAGGACCGGCTCACCCTCGATGTGGACGTACGGACCGATACCGGCAAATGTCTGCCGGCGGCCGTGATGGAGTTCAAGAGCGTCGAGGGAGATGCTCCTCCACCCGGCGGCCTGGCCGCGCTGCGACTGCGGCCCATAAAGCTGAGCAAGTTCCTCTGGGCGACCGAGGTGTGACGTGACGGCCAACAATCTCATCACCGTGGCGCAAGCACGCAGCGCTCTCGCCAAGCGCGGCGTCGGCCGCCGGCCGTGGGACTATGCGGTGGCGGTGGCCCTGCCGCACTATGAGACGCCGGAAACGCTGCCCGTCCTGCTCGATCTCTTGCGGTTGCAGACGGTGCCGCCCTATGTGCTACTCATCGACACCGGCTCGTGCGGGCAGACGGTGCGCGAGTTGGAGCGTCTCCGCGCGGCCGATTGCGAAGTCCACTATCTCCGCGCCCGCGCCTATCGCCATCCCAGCGCTCCAGTGACGACGGCCCTGGACCTGGCGATGGCGCTATGCCGAAGCGAGTATCTGTTTTTGACGCACACGGATGTGTTCCCGGCGCGGCGCGATCTGCTCGAATGGTTGCGGACGCTGTGCCGGCCGGACCAGCCCGTCGTCGGCTATGAGATGAGTCCACGGCCGGGAACCAACGGCTGGCGCAACGTGGTCAGCCACACCTGCACGATGCTGCACATGCCCACGCTGCGCCGTGCCGGCGTCTCGTGGAGCTTCGAGCGCTACTGGGAATCGGGTGAGGCCGAACCGCAGGGCGAGGGCTATCCCGATACCGAGCAGCCCTTCGATCGCTGCATCCGGCAAGCGGGGATCTTTCCCTATCTCATCGGACACGACACCAACCACGAACGTCTGACCGACGCCAACATCGACCACGCGCGCAGCTGGACCGGACTCAAACGCCACTTCCACGGCACGCCCGAGGCGGCGCGCGGCTACGCGCAACTGCACTGGGCGCTCCAGGCGGCGAAAGAGCGAGCGGCGCGATGGCGAAAGGAGGCTTCCGATGGCCGTTAAAGACCTCATCACCAGCGCGCGGGCGGCCCAGGACATCAGCAGTTATCCCGGCGCCGGCGATCCCACCGGACTGTTGCAGGTGCTCATCACCGCCTACAGCGACGCCATCGAGAAGTATTGCCGGCGGCGCTTCGTCAGCGCGTCCTACGACGAGCTGTACGACGGCAACGGCGATCGCCGCTTGCTGCTCCGCCAGTATCCGATTCAAAGCGTGCAGAGCGTTCGCTATCGGCCGGTGACGGTGCTGAAGATCATCAACAACAACACGGCCACGATCCAGCGCGCCACGGTGCAGGTGACTTCCACGGGCATCACCCTGACCTGGGTGGCTTCCGGCGTGGTCAGCACCGACACCAGCAGCACCTACGCCGGTTTCCCGACGATTCAGGGCATCGCCAACAACATCAACGCCCTGGGCAACGGCTGGTCGGCGCAGGCGGTCGGATTGTCGGGCGGCGATTACGGTCTGTTCCCCAGCGCCGATCTCTACGTGCCCAGCCCCTACGGCGACGGCACGACTACGACGAGCCAGGGAGCCTTGACGGCCCGCGGCGCTTTCGCCGAGTTGAAGCTCCACACCTACGAATTGCAGGGCTACCAGTGGGATCCGCGCGGCTGGCTGCTGCGGGCCATCCCCTACACCGACCCGGAATTGCTGCATCCCGAAGACTTGATCTGGCCGGTTGGCATCAACAACTTCCGCGTGCAGTACACGGCCGGCTACAGCACCATTCCCGAGGCCGTGCAGGAGGCGTGCGCCCTCTGGGTGGCCGCCGCCTACTATCAGACGCTGCGCGATCCGAGCCTGGCAAGTCAGGCCGTGCCCGGAGCGATCAGTCAGGCGTGGGGCGTGCCGGACCCGATGAATCCGCCGCCGCGCATACGGGCGCTGCTGGCCCCGTACCGCCGCCACACCGTTAGCACCGATCAGGGGTGATCTACCCTTCCGTTTCTCCTCTTCCGCCGAGGTGACTGAACCATGTCCAGGCGCTTCCTCCTCGTCGCGCTGATCGCCGGCGTCCTGCTTTGGTGGTACTACGACCGGCGGACGCGGACCCCGCCGCTCGCTCCCGTTCCGCTGAAACCGGAGCCGAAAAAGCCCGATCCGCCCGCGCCGCGGAAACCTCGTCGTCCCTGTCCCGGACCGGGACCCTGTCCTCTCGGCGACCGAGAGGCCGCCGGTCGGCCGGTCGAAGGCGGGCGCGTTTCGCCGGACGGACAAGTGGAAGTCGTGTGCGATTTGCCCGCCTCCCAGCGCAAGAAAAACATCGCCAGCAAGGGACTGGGCTACTGCCTCTTTCGCAGTCTCGATTACGCCGCGCGTTGGCAGCAGGTGCCGCAACTCTACGATTTGCCGGAACAGATGGTGCAAGCCGGCATTCCCGGCGGCGGCCATCCGCAAAAGGTCGATGACGTGATGAAGCGGTTCGCGCCGCACGCCGCGTACCTCAACGACACATCCGGCGATCCGGCGATTTTGGAGGCGATCCTGGCCACCGGTCGAATGCCGTGCGTCACCTACAACGGCCACGATTGCCATTACGGCATGAACAAGTCGATCGCCCACATGGTTTGCTTGCTGTATTTCTATCAGCGCAGCGGCTGGGCCTGCATCAGCGATAACAATTTCCCGGCGGACAACGCCTTTGTCTGGATGTCCACGGACGAATTTCTCAAGCGCTGGAAGGGCGGAGGTGGCGCATGGGTCTGCGCGTTGCTCGCTCCGCCGCCGCCACCACCGCCCTACTGAGGCACACATGAATGCGTTCTTCCCAGCCCTGCTCGTGGTTCTGATAGCTGCGCCTCTCCGCGCGGCGATGGACGGCTACGAATGGCGCTCCTTCCCGGACGACAAGGACCAGATTTCCCTGTGGCGCGACGGCGTGCAAGTCGGCAACTATCGGCGCAGCGAGGCGGCGTATTATCCTCGTCTGGGTCCGGGACACTGGGGCGATCCATGCTCGCCGCCGTTCCCGCCGCCCTCTTCCATCGACAGCGACGGCACGCTGAATTTCGGCCTGGATACCACAAAAATCCGGCCCGCCGGCAAGCATCAACTCAATGGCCGTGAGGTGTCCCGCGATGAGATGCTCGAAGCGATCGGCAATGCCGGCGTGCGTGACGACAGCGACCAACTCTTCCTCACGATCATCGGCGGCGAGTCCGAACGGCGGCAGGTGCTCGCCGACCTCGGCGGCGCGCCGGTGCTCGCCGAGTGGAAGGGCCGGCTGAAGGTCCACGATTACGAGCCGGCACACTGGGCCGTCAAGGACGCCGGCTTCAAGACGGACGGCCGACCGACTATCTACGTGCAAGCGCCGGACGGCAAGGTGCTGCATCGTCAGGACGATTACCGCGGCGCGGCGGCGCTGGCCGAGGCGCTGCGCAAGGCCGATCCACGCTATCGAGCGGACGAAGACCCCGACCTGAACCGCAAGCTCGCCGGAGTGCCGCTCCCGGTGTGGATCGGCGCGGCGCTCGTTCTGGTCCTTCTCTTGTGGAAAGGCGATGACAAATGAACTTGGAATCTCTGCTCGTTTATGCCGCCGTGGCCTTCGGCGGCTGGCTGCTGCGACATTTCGGTATCGGTGCGGCGGCGAAAGCGCCCGGCGTGGCCGTCGCCGCGACGAGCCACATTCCCCTGTTGGCGACGCTCAAGGCCGACATCGATCAGGTCGTCAAGTCCGCCGTGGAGGCGGCGGTGAAGCAGGCCATCGAGGACATCAAGGCCGCCGCCGCGCCGCAGACGGCGCCGCGATGAGGGAGCCTGTCATGAACGCGGATGCCTCGGTTCGCAATCGCATCAAGGCTCATGTCCGTGTGCGGGCCGGCGATCTGTTGCCCCACGAGATGAATCCGCGCCGGCACAGCGAGGCCCAGCGAGCGGCGCTGGCGGCGCTGTACGAGGAGATCGGCTTCGCCCGCTCGCTGCTCGCCTATGAGTTGCCCGATGGACGCTTGAAACTCATCGACGGCCATCTGCGCCAGGATCTGACGCCGGACATGGAAGTCGATGTCGAAGTGCTGGACGTGAGCGACGCCGAGGCCCGCGCCTTGCTGCTGTCGCTCGATCCGCTGGCGCAGCTGGCCGACTACGACCACACCGCCCTCGACCGGCTGCGCGCCTTGACCAGCACCTCGTCGGACGCGGTGGCGAACTTGTGGGCGTCGATCGGTCAGGCCGGCGCCGCCGTCGAGGAAGCGTTGGCGGCGGCGCGCTCCGCGCGCGAGAAACCCGCGAACATCCCCGAGCAGTTCCTCATCCTCGTCGAGTGCGCCGACGAGCCAACGCAGATCGAATTGCTTCAGCGCTTTCAGGAAGAAGGGTTGAAGTGCAAGGCGCTC